TCCCAAGTTAAGAGATTGGCTCGCTGACAAATACTTCGACCCCGAAATGGCAAGCGCAGGAACTTTGGAAAGACTATCTTCTTTGAATCGTGATTCTGGAGCATTCTTCTCTAGTCTTGAGAACCCAAATGCTGTAGCTGGTATTCCTGTTAGAGGCCAACAAGGTTTTATTTCTAGGCAAAATAGAGGAGCAAGAGCAGGAGCTTTCTTGAATGCTTTAAGGACGAGATTGCCAGATTTTGTTCCCGGATCTTTGCCAAATTTAGCTTCTGGTTTTATTCCTAATTTTGCTCCTCAACAAATGGATTTTAATTTGTCAGGTGGAGCAGCATCTGCTCCTGCACCTACACCAATTCAAACTGATGAATCAATGGCAATTGGAGAAAGAAGCGGATCTTCTTTATTAATAAAACCAGACGGTACTTTAAAAGTTTCTTTTTTACGAAGCACAGAAGGAAATCCTTTATTTTCTATAATCAAAGGTCTTAAGAAGGGCCTCATTAAAAAAATTGATGCTGGTGCTGTTATTGGACCCAGAGTTCCTAATCTTATTACTGGATTAAAAAATGCTCTTCCTGATTTAAGAAAAAATAGTCCATTAATTCCCCCTTCTATTCCTATTTTAGGAATGTTTTCTCCTAAAGAGTTAATGTCAAATCTTTATAAAGATAGAGCTAAATTACAGTATTCTCTTGACAGAGATTCTTTAGATCAGATTAATAAATACTTAAGTCCAAAAGGATTTGAAGTTAGAAGCGGAGCAGGGAACAGATATGATACATATTCAACAATTGATAAATCAATTGGTCAAGCTGCTACATTTTATAATTCGCAGGACAATGTCTTTTTGCCAGAGTCTTTTTCGATGAACAGCTACACGATGAAAAAGATAAAAAACATACCCGGAGTCAATTTAAATTTGAAGAAGAGAAGAGAAGCTGGCTCTTATGGATACAACCGTGAAGATTTTTCAAAATTAAGAAAAGCTTTTGAAGAAATGGGCATTTTATCGACTTCTCTAGAAGGCAAAGCTACTTGGCAAAATATGTCAGATAATGGTTATGGAGAATATATAAGATTAGAAAATCTTTATCCTAATGGTCTTTCTAAGGGTTTTATTCCTAACTTTAATCCAGTTAAAGAAGCAATGGGAAGAGAGATGGCCGCTGGATACTCCTCTTCTCAAGTTAAAGTAGGTCAAAGTTCTAAATTAAAAACAAATTTCAATCCAATGGGATTAGGAGTCTATAACTCCACAGAAGGTTCTCTTAATGGTGGAATTGGATTAGCAGAAAAAGCTGGCATAAACCCCAAAACAAAAGGTATGTCTGCAAGGGGGCATATTCCTAATTTTGCTGAATTTGGTGGGGTAGATGCTGTTATATCTGGTGGCGCTTTACTATTATTTTATTCCTCTATTAAAGACATCACTGGAGAACTTAAAAACTATAAAGATTCGATAAAAGCAGTACAAAAAGAACAAATTGACGCTGTTAATTCTTATTCTCAATCAATAGGTCAAATTCCAAAAAGTCTAGCAAAAAAAGAAGCAGCCATACAAAACGAAATACAAAGCACTTTTACAAATGTAGACGAAAGATTAAGATTAACAGGCACTTCAACTGGGGCTTTAGTAAATGGTCCTTTTACAATGGACCCACTGAGTCGTAAATTATCAAGATCTCAAGTAGAAGCTTCTCCAGAACAGGTAGCAAGGTTAGAAGAATTAAGGACTCAACTTGCTGAAGAGAGAAAGCAGACGGCAGTTAAACTAAAAGAAGCTAGAGCGTCAAGACAAGAAGCTACAGATAATTTCAAAAGAACTCAAGATCCTATCTTTGGGAAAGGAATGTTTCAAGAAGGATCTAAATTCTCTACTTTATCAAAAACAATGGGTCCAAGCATAGGTATCCTAGGGGCTGGTTTGGCAAATGTAATTTCAGAATTTATTCCAAAACAAAACAAAACGACAAAAGCTCTTGCTTCTGGAGTTGGAGATGTGCTTTCGTCAGCAGGGGCAGGGGCTGCATTTGGTCCAGCAGGGCTTGCTGTAGGGGCTGTTTATGGCGTTTATCAGGCTTTTCGTAAGTTGGAAGAAAGCAAGGCAGCAGAAGTCATTGAAAAAATAAATGATAATCTAGAACTAACTAAACAAAAAGCTTCCGATTTTTCTGGCGCTGCTCAAAATTATGCTACCTCTTTAGAAGGATTACAATCTGCTTTAAATGATCCTAAAACTAAACCAGAAGCTTTATTAAAATTTCAAAATAATTTAACAGATGCTCTTAGCTCAATTCCTGATGAATTTAGGAATAAAGTATTACAGGCAGGAACAGATATAACTAAAGTTTCTGAAGCTATTGCTGGAGTCAATAAAGAGTTAGGTAATACTCAGAAAAATTTAGAAAGACAGTTGGCTATTTCTGCTCTTATTAAAGATGAATCTAGTATTTTTGGAAATGCATCAGTATCAAAGAAAAATCAAAACACATTAAATTCCTTATTCTCTTCTTCTGTAAACCCAGAGTCTGTCGCAAAGAATTTTCAAGGCGGTTCAGCGGCAACAGATTTAAATACTTTCTTTGAAAATTTAAAGAGAGAAACCACATACACTAGAGATGTTTATAGCATGAGCGGAGGGATGACTTCTGCTGTAAAAATTGGAGAAGAACAAGCTTTAGATAGGGGTTCTGTAGAAAGCATAAAATCTAAATTAAAAGACAAAGGCATCCTTTCTGAATCAATTGCAGATATCCTTGATAATGCGTTTGGCAAATTGGACCTTGCCGCTGTAACGTCTATTATAAATGCAATTCAAAAACAAGGATTAGCTGTCGTTGATAGCGCGAGAAAAGCGAAAATCCTTACTGAAATTCTAGAAGTCAATACTAAAAGAATTATTGCTAATGCTGAAGCTCTTAAAGGCTTAAATGAACAATTTAATGACATCAACTTACAAATATCTAATCAAATAGATATAGAGAAAAACCGTGGTAAAACGATTAGGGAAATTAATAAAATTCAAGCAGAGGGCGTGGTTTCTACTCAAAGAGCCAGAGTTAAAGGCGCTTTAGACGCTTTTGCTCCTTTTGTCGGCGAAGGAACAAAAAATAATATACAAAATCAATTAGATACTAATGAAATAAATGTAAGGCAAAATTCTCAAATAAGAGACGCCACAAGTAAGCTTCTTGATTCTCTTTCGGATTCTATAACTAAAAAAGTCGAAGAAGCTAGAGGAAAAATAGTCCCAGCTATAGAAGGAGCTACAGGTACAGACAATATACAAAAGCAAAGAGCGGTTTTCCAAAGACAAATCGACTTATTGACTCCTGTTGTCACTCAAGGATTGAAAGGAATAAATGAAACAGGAAATGTCTCTGACACAAGAGGATCATTAATAAAAATAATACAGGACAATGCAGGAATAAATAAAGCCTTTACAAAAGAATCTTCTGAGCTTTTAATACAGTCTCTTGATGTCTCTTTTAACGAATTTCAAAATGAACTTGCGAAAATCAAAGCTCAAGGCGATGTAGATTTAGACATACAAAAAGCTTCTAGAGAATATCAAAAACAATCATTAGCTTTAAATCAAAGACTCTCTTTTGCTGGCGGCGCTCAAGCTTTGGGTTCAACTGGTAAAATTGGAGTTTCTGATCTTTTTGACAACCTTTCTGAAATAGTTTCAGAATTTAGAAAAACTAATGCTATTGGAACTGCCGCTGAAAAGGGCTCTACTTCTTTTAAGCTTTTAGACATCTTAACTAATCAATTACAGTTAAATAGAGCTACTGAGGCTCCTGTGCCGTATAGAGATGCTCAAAGCTTTAATGGACAAGTTTCCTCTGATTTAAACCCATTAGCAGCCACAGCAATTGCAGGAAGAGTTCAGCAAATAAGAGATAGTTTAGATTTAGCTAAAAATGTTACTGAAATTCAAACTGGAAAATCAACACAAGGCACTGCTTTGGGTGCAGCTTTCGATCAAGCCAGAGAAGGCGCAGTGCAGACTGCTTTGGATCAAATTGCTTCTCAATTTAAGTTAGAGAATATGGGAAGTTATCTTGATGTATTGCAGCAAGAAGCTAGATTTTTAAACGAATTAACTCAAGATCAAAATTCTATTTTAGAAAGCGCTTTACCAGCTAGTATAAATGAAAATTTCAAAAAAGTTATAGAAACTGAAGTAGGTGCTAGATTAGAAGCTTTGACCTCTTCTTTAACAGAAGTCATTAATAAACTCAGCACTTCCACGCAAAGAGGTACTCTCCAAACTGATCTTTACAATAAACTGCCCGCTGATATATCGCCAGCAAATAGAGAAGCTCTGTTAAAAAGAATACAAGATTCTGGTGAGTTGAAAGCTACGCCTTTAACTACGCCAACTACAGAAGGTCAAGAAGCAATTAACGAGCTAAAGAAAAAAAATAAAGAAGAACTAAATAAATACAGTGAAGCTCTAGCCACAGTTGCAAAAGATAAAGAAAGAATGAGTAGTGGTAGTAGTTATGAAGGTGAAGAAGCCGTAAAATATATAAACAAAATTAGAGCGAAATATAATATTGATGGGAAATCAGGAGAATTATCCGTAAAAGAAGTGCAATCAAAACAATTAAATGTTGATGAGCTTCCAAAACAAATGCCTGATTATGGAAATCTTTCTGGGACATATAAAGAATTTATTGATAAAGCAAATCAAGAATTTGGCTCCTCCATAACAGAAGAGACCATGAAGTCCATTAAATTTATATCTGATGAAATAAAAAAATTAGACAATGCTCCTGCTTTAATGTCACTGAAGGACTCTGGAGGAGAGAGTCCAATTGGAAGATCTGAATCGCTTCAATATCTTTTAGAAGCCAAAAATGCCACAAAAGCGAATCTGTCCCCTGAATTAATTAGGAAAAGAGAAGGTGTAGACAAATTAAATAATTTAACAATAAGCGCGACTGCAAGCGAAGAATTACAAAAACAAGTTAATAACTTATTGAGTAAAAAAGATAGGAACGTAGAGCAAGAAGCTGAACTTTTAAAGAAGCAAATTGAGTTAAGAGACAGGACTCTCGCTAAAGAAAAACAAAATGCTGAATATAATTTCGATTTGTATTATAAAAAAGGAAGATTAGGCGACAAGTCTTTCAAAGACGAAAGAGCGGTTTTTGCTAATGCCAGAATTGAAAGTAATGCTCGCCAAGGAAATGTAGATATAGGAGCTATCACTGAAAAAAATACTACTTACAACAAAGCAGATTTTGCCAGAGACACTGGTCAACTAATTGATACATTTCAAACTGATTTCAAATCTGGTATTGGCAGCGCATTTGGCGAAGCTATCAAAGGTACTAAAACCCTTAAGGATGCATTTAGAGACATGTTCCAAGGCATCTTAAATAGAATGCTTGATAAGTCTTTAGAGATGGGAGTTGATGCTTTGTTTGCTTTTGGTAAGGCTTATACTACTGGCAAAAAAGATGGAGGGCCAATTAAAGGCTACAATTCTGGAGGTATGGTTACTGGCGGCTCTGGGATGAAAGATGATGTGCCCGCGATGATGAGCGGCGGCGAGTATGTCATTAAGAAATCTTCTGTTGATAAATATGGAACTGACTATTTAAGAAATTTGAATGGTGGAGCCGTCCCAAGATATGCAACTGGAGGATTCTCTATTGGCCCATTACAAAATGAATTCTTATATGATAATCCTGATCGCCCAACTTCTGGAGAATACGCTGTTGATTCTAGATTGTCAGCCGCAGCCCTAACTGACGACAGTAATCCTCAAAATAAGTTAAGACAAGATCGTTATGAAAAACTTGATCAGTACTTACAAGACCGAGCGCAATATGAGGCAGACAAGAAGCAGAGCCTTAAAAACTATAAAAATCAAGTAAATAGTACCTTCTATTCAGGATTAGCTGCCGCTGGCATTCAAATAGCTTCTGCTGGTCTCACAATGGGAGCAGAAAAATTAAGAACACCTAAAGCTACAGTCGGCAAACCTTATCAGGCGTACTCATCTTCTATGCCTAATTATACTGGAAAAGCAAGTGGTGGTTATATTGCCAAATTTGCTGGCGGCGGCTCTACAGGCCAAGACAATATCCCTGCTTTGTTAATGGGCGGCGAATATGTCATGAATAAAAAAGCTGTTGATATGTACGGCAAAGACTTCATGGGCCAATTGAATTCTGGTTCTCTTCCTAAATATGCTAGTGGCGGAATGGTTGGGACAAGTTATAGCGGCCAAACCAATACAGACCAATCATCTAGTATGGATGAATTAGTGACAGCGTTGAATACTTTAAATGATAATCTCACTAAGGATTCAGGAATAACTCAATCAGAATCAGGAAGAGCTTCTGCCGCTGGAGCTACCCAAGAGTCTGGTATGTCTGTAGTAAATAATATTTCAATCAACATGTCTCAAGGCGGCGAAGTTACCTCTGAAGCTAACTCCTCCACTCAAAAAGGCGCATCCAATTCCAAAAACGATCAGAACAGCATGCAAAACAATGGCAAACTTGCTGAGTTACTTAGAAGCAAAGTTGTTGAAGTATTGGTCGAACAAAAGAGACCCGGAGGTCTACTTTACGCCAGTAGATAATTCTTTGATCTTAGAGTCTATAGTCAGTATAGCCTGATTATAGATTTGTTCTATATTGTTATCTTTGGCTAGTGGTAGGTTTAGGAAAGGAGTCTTGTCTACTTTGAGAATAAAAGAATGGCTAGAGTATTCTTTATTTGTCGGTTTATTTAAAGTGATACGATATCGTTTTATATAGATCTCGCCCACAAGGAAGTTGTCTTTAATTTTTTCATCTAATTCTACAAAAGTAGAACCCTGTTCTCGCTTAACATTCAATACAGAAAAGAATTTTAAAACCTTTTTGTCATGCTTGCCTAGGATTAGGCTTACTTTTGCTCCTTTGCCAGAGCCGCCATCTAATTCTGCTTGCTCAAAGTTTTGAGTGAATTTGCCATTATTAATTAAATGGAGTTCAGTAATACCTCCATTGCTATCAATAGATTTGACTTGGAGGATAGCTCTTTCGTTTCTATTGTTGCTAGAATCGAAATAAGTATTTTTATTAATGTTTACATATTCGTTTCCTTTGTATCCAGATCCAGCCTCAATAATTTCATTAACTAGTGCAGTATAATAAGTAACAAAATAACAATCAATAGTATCGCCATCTAAAACTAAATCATTAATGGTGCTATCGATTTTAATTGTAGAATTTGACTCTACTGTAAAGACTTTATTGTAATTAATAACATTTGCGCGGACAACAGAGAACGTCTCTTCGTCGCCTATGATTTCAATCTCTTTGCCGGGGTCAATTATAGACCAATCTGCTAAGTTGTTAGAATAAATAAACTCATCGCCAAAAGAAAATAATACATCTGTCATATTTACATTATATTCGAAACCTTTGCTTTTAGAATAGGATGTTTAGCGTTTTCTCCTTCGTATCCACTGATTTTAATTTCTGGATCTGAGATGTAACCACATCCTAATTTTTCCATAGACACAGAGAGTAATTCTCCTTTTGAGCCTCTAATAGCGTGAGCAGCCGCCACTAGTCCATAATTATAGTCCGTCTCTTCAGGAGGGGCAATAGTAACGCAAGGAACAGATTCTGAGCAACCATAACCGGGGTCGATAATCTCTATATCTACTATGTTGTAAAATGCATTAAATTTATTAATCTTTTCGCAGTCGTGCAAGTGATACATTTCTGTTCTGCATGAGAGTTCTCTTAAGAAATTTTTATTCTTTTTAATTACTTGCGTTTGTCTGTTGTTCGGAGATTCAAGAGAGATAAGAAAGTCTATATCAAGCTTTTGCAATAAGGCGTTTCTTTTAATTGTTATGTCTTGGATTTTTTTATTAATTAGATTCTCTTTTTTCCAGATGGAACTGCCGTCAGGTAAATACTTTCTATCCTCTAATGTGCTTTGATCGATATGTTTATCTAATGGGACTATATAATCAACAAGATCATAATTTATACCTGCTAGATGTAAATTATCTAAGTTATTCATTATGTCAAATGAGGTAGAGAGATATTGATGACTACCATTGATAAAGTAAATAATATAGGGTTTCATTTGTTAGTAAGTTATTACTATTGATAATTCTAATGCTTGGATGTGGAAGTTATATTTTGGTATGTTTCCTAATGCTTTTTTAGCAGACAAGTGAGCGAAAGCCAAATTCTTTGGATCATTAAACTTCCAAAATTGTTGATTAACAAGTGGAGTCGTTATAGCTGATCCTGCGCTATAAGAATTAGCATAAGTATAGTAATTTTTAGGGATTAAATTATTTAAACTAATTGCTATGTTATTAGAAACCCCTTGTTTTATTTGAGTGGTGTTTACTTGTGCGCTTGTGAGTAGATCTTCACCATTATAGCACCAAACTTTAATCGTCTTTGTTTGAGTTGGCAGATCTGGAATTTGTATTGCTATTGATAGACTGCCTATATTTGCTAGCACTGGAACTCCAGCATAGTATAGATCATTGAGGTTAGAGATAGCAAATTGATTATTAATACTAGCCCCATCTAAAGAGTAAACTGTGACTGCTTGAGAAGAACTAGACAAAGAAACAGAAACGTTCTTTGGCGAGATGCCTATATCTTTGCCATTGTCTTCTGGAGTAATGTTGATTACGTTAAATGGAGAAGAGAATATTCCGTTATTAATTAGCGCATTAAATATAGTCTTAGAGTTCGCTTCAGTATTTGAAGTGGTAGAATTTACAAGAACGCTGTTGTCTAATGCGAAGTTTAGATTTTGGTCATTTACGTCTTTCTTTAGTTCTCCAGACAAATCGCTTAGTCTAATAATAGAAATATCAAAAAGCTCTTCGCCATCTTTTCCAAAAGAACTGTCTGCAATTGCGCTTCTGATTTGGAATATATTTGATACAGCGCCTTCAGGAGATGCCCCTTCCAATAGTTTTGTTTGAGAGGCGGAATAGGGGCCAGTATTTTCTACTAATGCTCTGGTAAATATTTTGTTGCCATTTAAAGGATAAGCTCTCTTGCTTTGAGGTATATTAGGGGAGATAGAGGAAGCCGTAGCAATATTCCCTCTATTCTGCAAAGAGAGTTTGTAATAAGCATTACTACCATTTGGATCTGTAGAAAGGATAGTATTATCTTGAGTGGCTGTTAAGTTGGTATTTAAAGTAGGCTTATAAACCACACTCTTTCTGCTAATAGTATAGTTAGGGAATACAGACGATGCAGCAACAGAGGCATCGAAAATATTTTCTATCATCATCGTTTGATTCAAAGTGAAGTGAAGGTACTTGCCGTCAGCCTCTCTTATTATATTCTCTAAAGAAGCAGTATAAGTTGGGTCAACAGCTTTCTTTATTCCAATTGGGCTGCTGATTTGAGGATAAATTTTACCAATACTGTCGCCTTTATCAATAAATAAAGAAGTATAGTCTAGGATACTTCTTGTCGTTCCATCTTCTGAAGAGTTCGCCCATGCAGACATTAAAGAATCTTGTGCTATTAAATAAGCTTTATAAGCAGTTGAATCAAATGGCTTTCCATTAGTATCAGTGTTTGAGTTAAATGAAAATACAAGTTGACTATTTGGTACTGATATAAAATGAGAATCTATAATTTCATTTCCTGAAGCGTCTTTAATTCCAAATGGATAAGTATCTTTATATATTACGGTATTAACTCCAAATTGGAAGTTCTGAGAAATAGGAACCAGCAGCAAATAGAATTGATTAACGAAAGAATCTGCGAAGCTTTGATTAATTACAATGTTTAAATAATTTGAAGCGTTTAAAGTAGTTATTGAGAAAGAGTTGCTTTTATTTGTTAAGATTGCATCCAAAGAAGATTTTAAATCTGAATCTTGATTGTCATATGTGAATAGCAAAAATCCATTTTCGTTTTTAAAATCATTTGATGTAGAATATAATCTTCCTCCTACAAAGCTAGACTTGTCTATAGCAATAGAAAAGTCTCTGTATTTTGCTCTGCTAGTGCTAGTCAGATAGGTATATATATTATTTGTTGGAATGATATTATCATCACTGAATATGTAGCTAAACGGATCTGAAGAGGCTTGATACTTTAATAGGCTAGCCATGAAAGAGGCTTTTGTTGTGACTTTTTCAGGAATCATTCTCAGTCTATATGGATAAGTGGCATTATTAAATTTTGTCGAATCAGAGATGAAGTCCAAAGGAATGTTGATTGCCAAAGAACTTGCTGGTCTAAGAGTTTTAGCATCTGTTGGTGTTGACGAAGCAAAATACATGTTCCTGTTTTGAAGGACGGGTGAATTAAAAGCGTAACTGACGCTATTTAAAGAAACATTTTTTGGATTAACATCTTTATATGTGATTGGTATACCAGCCGGGAAAGAGGTTATGTTGGTATCAGTACTATCTTTGCCTTCTGTATAAGACAATGGAGATTCATTGTTAATGTTTACTCCATATACTCTTATGGCTCCATTAGTAAGGGGCTTGTTTATTGAAGCGCTTATATATGATTCATAAAGATTAATAGGGACAAACACAGATCCGTTGTTTGTATTTGGATTAAAATCAGAACGATAATCATTACTAGAAAAGACTTTAAATCCTATTGTACTAGTCTTAATTGATGAATCATAATATATACCCAAGTCAATGTTGCCTCCGTTTAAGGTAAATAAAACATTTGATGGAGAAGAAGCTTCGCTCGCGGGAGGCTTTGGAGGTGTGATATTTAATCCAGATTCTATTTGAGCATACTTTAAGTTGTATACTTGAGAACCTAATACTGTGTAATTAGTCCCTTCGGTAGACTCTTGAATTCTAAAGATTCTGTAAAAGTCATAATCGCTGTCTGTAGAACCGTCAAGATTGCCAGAATTTTCCAAAGCCCAAGTTATTGACTTTGGAGAAAGCCCAGAAGCTCCAGTGAAATAACCTAATCCAGTTACATTTAATCCAGCGGCCATCGTAGAAGTCGCCCCCGTGACTCTAATGGAATCATAATTTTGACCAGTGATCAAGTTCCCGCTATTAATAATAAATGAATTAGTTAAGGGTTTTCTATATTCATTATAGTCATTACTTGTGGCGACGGCCCCATTGATGCTAGGGTCTAGATTATATTTAGGAGAAAGGATAGTTAATTTATAGTTTTGACCTCCAGAGAAATTGAAATCGAGCTTCCGATCTAAAGTCAATGTCCCAGTAGTGGTATTTACATCTCCAGAAATGTCAATATAATTTAAGCGCCCACCTACTGTTTTATATTTCTTGTTATAGTCATGGACTTTAATTACGTCTCCGGGTTTTAGGTAAATACATTCTGGGCCAGCTTCAAAAGATACAGTTTCTGTTTCGTTATACTCTGAAGCAAGTAGCCATCTACCAAGTCTTTGAGCTTGTCCTCTGCTTGTACATCCAAACGCTGTCAACTCGCTTTCTCTAAAACCAAATTTTCTAACTGCTTCCACATTTTCTACATATTCTACTGCTGGTTTATAAAGGTTATTCTTATCAATATAACGGACATAAACAGCAGAGTTTCTATCCTTTAAAGAAGTAGACTCGTAATTAAAGTTACCATCTATTACATTAGAATTCGTGAACGAATAAACAGGAGTCTCTTCTGGCATGTCGTTTATTGAAAAAATAAATCCATTTGAGTAATAGAACATACCTCTAAATATTGAAGCCATATCAGCCAATACTTTAAGAGCATCTTCTTGAGTTTGGATATAAAGGTTACAAGAGAATCTAGGTTCTACGCCGCCAAAGCCGTCGCTAACTAGTTCGTCGCAATATTTAGCAATTTGATACAAAGACCATTTATCTACGTCGCTTTCAGAAACATAGTTCCCTGCCCCATATCTCTTATTAGTTAAGAGATCATAGAAACACCAAGCTGGATTGTCTGTCCATTCTTTGCTGGCTTTAAAAGTGCCATCCCAATAATCAGAGGAAGATGCATAAGATTGAACTACAGTAGGAACATAAGTAGTTGTTTTCCTTGGAAGGCCTTCCGCGAGTAAAGTTCTTGAATAAGCTTTAGAAAGAGAAACTCTATCAAATTCAATTTGATTAACTCTAATAGAGTCAGCAAATCCAATAAATTTTCCTCCAAAAGTGCTGGCGCTTTTATCTGTAAAGATTTCTATTTGAGAGTTATTATTGATAAAATAGGCAGGAATGAATGGCCCAGTTTTAGTATTCGTTTTGTTAAAAGCGTCAAAAATTTGGGCACCTTGTAAAGGAAGTAAAACATTAGTTTGACTTGAAGATAAACTTACAGAGATGGAAGACGCATCAAAAGTTTTGTCTATATTTAGATTATTGTAAGTATTTAAAGCTTCTTGAGATAATTTTTCAACCGTTTGTCTTTCAAAAAGTACGCTCGCTTGATCTCCTTGATTAGCGTCTGTAGTCGCTTCAAATGGTCTCCAATCATATCCTGCACAAAGAGTTTGATAATAAGGGTAATTTGCTATATTTACATTGCACTGTATCTGTTTTTCTAAATCTAAAAGAACGTCTATCTCTGCGTTTAATATATCTGGGAAATAGTCTTTTGCAAGTTGTCGATTACCATAAACGACAGCGTTGTTAGGTTGATTAAAAGTGAATGCAATATATTTCTGGCAGTTCTTTGGAAGATTAGATATTTCTGTATAGTCAGTATCTTCTCTAAATGAAACTCCTTGGACCATTGAGGTCCACTGATTTATGGTTAACCCTAATTCTCTTGCTAAAGCTGCATCGTCTACGTTAACGGCTTTTCTTAAAGTAGCGAAGTAAGTGTCAATCCAAGTCATATCGCTGGCATTAATATTGCTAATTTTGCTTGCGTTTGGTTTAAATAATAGAGTTGGTTTTACTATTTTTGGTAATACATATAAACTGACTCTTGTGAATTTGCCTTTAAGTATTGTAGTTGAATATTTCGACGTATCTAAGGTTTTTGTTATAGTATAATTTTTGGTTTCATTACTAGAAATAATATTTAAAATTAAACTAGTATTATCGCCATCTAATTTTATACTAAGATTAAACTGACTATCTCTATGCATTAAAGAATATGTTCCATTTGTAATAGCTGGGTCTAGTTTTAAATAGAAATCACAATAAAAACTACAAAATCCTTGCTCTTTTAAAGTAAAGTTTTGTTGAAAATTCCAATTTTTCCAATATCTTTGAGGTATCAAGTCGAATTCATAATAATTCGCTGGAGTAAGCGTAGAGATGGTGTAAGGCTTGCTCCTCTGTCCGTTAGCACAGATAGTTTTCAAAGGCATCTTCAAATAAGTACTGGCTCCAACACTAAGAACATTTGTGTTATAAGCGCCAGTGGTCGTGGCGTAAGTTAAACTGTTTCTAGTTACGTTCCATTTATTATTAAGCCAGTTTCTAACTTTAATAGAGTCAGTCTTAGAGAGCGCTTTTTTATAAATTAACACTTCAAAAACAGTGCATTTACTTTTCTCTGATGTCCAGTTCACTGCAAGCCCTTGCGGCGCGACAATGGTATTTGTTGCTTTTATATAATAAACGCTATTTTGCCAAAACAAATTTACATCTTTTGCACTGCTGACACTTGCTCCTATAATATATGTATTTGAATCATTAGTCGTCCCTCCCCAATAATTAGAACGGTTAAATTGACCAAAATTTCCCGGTAAAACGCCATATACCCCATCACCGATAAGGAAAGTATTATTATGACCATTCCATTGTCCCAATGCCCAGTTATTAGGGTTTGAATACGAAGATAAAATTCTTTGTCTTTCTGAAACAGTAGTAACTGTACTGTCCCATTTTGCTACAATAAATACAGTATAGTTTCCGTTTGCATCACAAAACGCAGTTGGAGCTTCTGCGTCGATAAATTTTACATATTGACTAGTGGTAAATGATATTCCATAGCTGTTTCCGTTTGGACTTGTCTCGGAAGACCCGCTTCCTTTTGTCGGCTTACCTGCTGCACCAACTGGAGAAGCATATGTTCCATTGCCTAAAACGCATTTTACAGGTGATCCAGCGACACTGTTATTCCAAGTAGCTACGGTTCCTGCTGTAGCCGTAGCTACATTTGCGTCAAATTGGGCATATAACCCATCTGTAATTGGAGGAGTTGTGTCTGTCGTGTTCGCATAGGAATTATCTTCTCCTATAAAATAATTAGGATCAATAGTCTTATCAGTCTTAGAGTATGCGTTAGTAGTAGTAATTGTGCGAGTTGCGCTTTCTCCATATGTTTTTGTTAAGGGATCATAATTAGAAGGAACTTTAACTTTTAATAATTTTACATCATAAGTCCTTTCTGGAATTTTGGAAAAATAAGCTGCATTAAATTTAGAAGTAACAGTCGCTGAATTTGTATACCTAAACGAAGAAGAATAAATTTCAGTAATACTTTCTAGAGAAACGAAAGAACTTCTTGAAGAATAAGTATCTTCTGGAGTAACTTTTAATACAGAGATATCCCAACCTATCCAATTTTCATTTACATTCAATGCGGCAAAAACTTTAGACATGTCAAAGACAATTTGTTTAGAATATCCTTGAGTGACTTTACCTTTAGATTCTATTTCTATTACTTGAGGGGCTGCGTCTAAAGCGATAGAAAGATCTTTAGTGTCAGGAACAGATTTAGCGGCAGAGGAAACTATATCAAGGACAGCAGCATTTGGATTATAACCTTCTTTATAAACTGCACTAATTTTTACTCTTATTTTAAATTTATAATAAAGAACAGATCCAACGCCACCTTTTATGCTAGTTGCATCATTTTGCAATTGTCTGTCTGTCGTACTTAACCCGAAAGATGAATCGCTTACACTAGCGCTATCAACACCCTCTATTGTTAAAGTTTTATTTGCAACAGGAGCTAGGTCTTGATATTTTAAAGTAACATAAAGAGAAGATATTCTAAAATTTAAAGATATCTTTTTGCATTCTTTATTCGATATACGGTAAGATCTTTGATAGTCAGCGACTTCATCTTGAGTTGCGGCTAGAGTATTTGGCCCTCTCAATCTTTCTCCGATTGAGCGAATGTAAGAAACATTGTCAAATGATCCATTTACAGAAGTTCCATTTGGACCTCCATTTGTAACATTTACATTTATTTGTTGAAAATTATATCTATCTTGACTATCTAAGATAGGAGTTTGATTCCATTGAATGGATTTCAAATAGTTTACTTGCGAAGTCTCTCCCACTGTTATAGGGTATTCATTATAAGTTACTTTACCATATCCCAAGTTACCAATATTTCCACTAAAAACATATTGTCCATTTACTAATCCATCAATTGGCCCTTCAGAAAGAAGATCTTTTACTTTTCCAAATTGATAAACATTATAATTAGTTCCATTATAAATAAATCCTTCTGGATCTTCATATGCCGCAGTCGGTTGTGCTGCTTGTGAGCCTCCTCCGCCGCCAAAACCTTTTATGTATTTAAAATTGTCAAGATTGTTCATTTTTATATATTGTTTATTTGACCTTTAACATCTGCTGATGTTGATTTAATATCTAGTTCGACATTGTTCATGGATATCTCAACAGTTTGAGATCCTATTTTCATTCTTCCGTATCCAACTGGTACAGGTCCGCCCTCTCCAAGAATGTTAGAAGGTCCGTCAAATAAGTAATTAGGCTTGCCGCCGCCGTTATCTATTTTTCTAAAGTCATCAAATTTTGGAGGAGACATCATTAATAAAGTAACACCTGTTACAGCTAAACCAATACCTGCTCCAATTAAAGCGCTAGAAATCATTGCAGTAGAAGTGGCTCCAGCAGCGAAAGTGCTTCCCATAAGCGTAAATCCTCCTGCTGCTCCAATTCCTGTTGCAATCAATATAACACCCAACACTAAGGCTAGTATTCCTTTTGTGCTGCTTCCACCTCCTCCACCGCCAGCGCCTTTGATAATAGGCACAATATCTAAACTCTCTAGTTTATCATTTATCATTACTAGTTCAGAGTTAAAAATAGATTCTGGCCTTTCTAAAGAAAGGTCTTCTGATGACATCATTTCTCTTTTATTAACGAGAATCTTGTACTCGACGCTTTTCTCTGCGGCACCAATTAAATACTTTAATAACTTTCCTTTCGACAAGACTTGAATAGCTCGCAGAGCTTCCTTTATGGAGTTTACTTTTAAAGTCCAATTTTCTCTACCTACATGTTCTGCTATTTCACCGTGTAAAGTTATGTTAGTCATAGAGGCTGTTTCTCATTATGTAAATTACCCATTTTTTATAGCCATTAGAAAGTCTTTCGGTGATAGAAGTGCTATTACCGGGATGGTGCAAAATCATATCTTTACCCAAATAAACCGCACAATGAATAGGAAAATTGAATTTCTCTGTTCTCATTATCAGAACATCGTTTTTCTTTAAGTCGTAAACCTGCCTGAAACCATTGTACTCAAAGTATTTTTTAAGATAATCGTCTTTATCTTTTAAAGATTCTGCTTCATTAATGAATCTTTTACTCGCCATTTTATTATACTCTTCTTCAGAAACGTTATTTTTAAGAATTTCTAGTTCTGAACATAGATGAATATTCAAATCATGACAGTAATAATCTTTTACTAGCCACAAGCAGTCAGCAAACCCCAAAAGGAAAGGTCTTCCTGTGTACTGAATTTTGTAACTATTTGGGTTATAAATATAGAAAGATCCGCTTTGTTTATTGTAAACAACACAGGTTAAACCAAGTCTTTCCGAAACAATCTTGTCTGCTTCTGAAATAGCATCAAAATCAATATGAGAATGATAATATGCAATAATGTCAGACTGACCATTCAAGTCCATCATAAACTCAGTAGCAGAATTAATTAGATTTTCTTTTTTTTGAATCGCTAATCCGCCATCTGTGCGTACTAAAAATCCACACACTTCATTATTGGAAGTATTAGCGTGTTCAATGATCTGATTTTTTATTTCTTCTGTTAACATATTTGATTACTCCTTACGAAGCAATAGATCCTTCTTTTCTCTGCGTCTGTGAGTTTTTCAATGATTGATTTTTTATTTCTTGGCTGGTGTAAAATATAATTTTGTCCAAGGTAAATACCAAAGTGAGAAGGGTAATTTTCTAGGTATTTGAATACAATGATATCGTGTTTTTTGGCGTTTTCTATTCCTTCGATCTTAACGAAATTTTCTTTTTCAAAGAATTTATCAAAATTTTGTGAGTCGCAAAACTCTGCTAATTTATTTTTTACAAACTCTGGATAGTCCTTATCCCAATCTGCTGTTCTTTCATAATGAAAAATCTTAATGCCGAATTCTTCATTGTAATAGTTTTCTACTATTGATAAGCAGTCAGATACCCCAATCACAAAGTCTTTATCAATGTATTTATTGTAGTAATTTTCTGGAGAATACTCTTCAAAAGAATCCCTTTTCAGTATATAAACTATGTTTTTTAGGTTAAGCTTGTGGCTTATCTGCTTATCTAACTCTGAAAAAGAATTATCTTGTATACAATGAGAGTGATAAATGCCAACAATTTTGCCATTCATTGCTGCTTTTAAGTAGTCTAGCTGACATACAATGAATTCATTCTCTTTATCTTGAGCGACGTTTCTGCATGGAAAGGCTTCTAATACATTTTTATTATTTAAAAGCAAGAGGCCGCAACATTCATCTGGATTTTCCTTTAATGAATGCGTTTTTATTTTAGCTTTTATCTCATCTGAAATCATTACATCGCCCCTCTATTGTAATTAGATACTCCATAAAATCCTCCAAAAGGTAAAGGATTTTCTCCAAATCTAATTTTACAACCTTTAATGCTTTTAGAGCATTGATCTGCTAGCCAATATTGTCCATTAGGGGGAGGTATATTAATTGGGACATCTGATTTTGCGACGAAATAAAAGTTTATCTCTTTTTTCGCTATAAAAACTACATCTCCTTTGTAATATTTAGTTGATGACCCCCATTCGCTAGGATTATTTGAGATAGGGATGTTTGACACTTTAAACAAAGGCATATCTTTAATTACTTGGTCATCTTCTGTACCGCAAACTGGTGCTGATACTCCAAGTGAATCGCTTTGATTTGGTATTGGGGTAATTGTTCCATGAGCGTCTGTAGTTAATCTATTTTGATATTCGTACAAACATCCTTCTCCCCTGTATTGCCAAGGACAAATATAACTTAACACTCTTCTTTTAGGTAACCTTACTCTATCTAGGTCTATTGCACTTGAAAGCTCAAACTGAATACTGTTTTTATTTTCTGAAGACTTTCTATCAAAGTAATAAATATCTCTAGGAAATTCACAATTTGGATCAGGATCAAATCCATCTGGTATGATTAATTTATCTGGAGATAGCGCAGAAGTGCCGTCTGTTTGATAGAAATTGCTTCTGTCAAGAAACTTAGCGAAGGTTCTAATCCTTGTAAATTTAGCGCCAATTAAGTCTCCAAAGTTAACAGTCCCCCTAAATAAAGAGAAAACATCAAGCATATCGTCAGAGAAGCTGATTTGCACTTTAGGTTTTGGAAATACACCTCTAGAAGCTAATTCAAAACCTTCAGTTGAAAGAGGCGCTGGCAGATAAGCATTACCTTTCCAGTAAATAATATTTCTACCCAACTTAAGATTATTATGCAATCTAATGACGCTATAATTAAACATCCCGCTGTTTGTTCCGGGTAAAGTTAACTGAAAGTTCCTTAAATTAATTACAAATTGAGAAGCATTTGATATTCCAAGATTGGTTAAATCAACTTCAAATAAAGAAATAATCGAAGAAGGTTCAAGAGAGAAAAATTCTTTATTTACTTTTAAAGATGCGTTTTTGATTTCTTGTTGAGTAGCCATAATCTTATGCTGGGACTTCTTCGAAGGTAGCTTTTATAGAGAAATTATTAAAGAATGGATTAGATGATCCCCATCTTCTACATACAAATAATTTGGCATCTGTAGCCGCAACTGTATAAGGTGCAGATGGGTAATAAATAAAAGCTGTCTTGGCTGACCTTGCGCTAAAGAAATGGAGAATAGCAGTACATTCGTCTAATGTTAAGCCATCAAAATTCAATTCAAAATTGAGCAGATTAAAGTTAATTTGATCACTTACTCTTTTTTCATAGCCATCTCCATATTTTATTACGCTAACTTTAGGATCAAAATTAGCTTGAGTTTGGTAAGAAGGCTTCCAAATAAACAATGGATAGTCTTTTTTGACAACAGGATGTTGAAAGAAGCCTCCCCAATAAGCATCCGAATTAGAAATAACGCTAGAGTAAACTGGCGCATTATTCGCGGGCACAGCGGCTTTAGCGTAATAATACCGATTATCTGTGTATACGATAATATCATGCTTATTGTATGCGACAGAATTACTCCATGAACTAATATTAAAAATTGAACTAGACATACCTTTTACCTTTTACCAACTTATTATTACACTTTTTTGTGTAAATAATAAAATAAGATGGCATTCTCTAGAATAAACAAGAAAAATTTGGATTTCTACCTGAATCAGAAGCAGATTCATGGTGTTCAGGATATCCAATGCTCTTACAAAATACCAGTTGACCATAATAAGTTCATTGGTATGAGTAGCAGTACCCATACGCCTCAAGGAGCCAGAATAGGAAGTCTTTCTGTAAACAGCTTGCTAACAACAAGTAATGACTTTCTTGCGCTAACTGGTGATATCGCTAACTATGGGTTCATAACAAAAAAAGCAAATCCTAGCTCCAATATATTGTTTGGATTCCAAGGGTGTTATCTGAATTCTTACTCTTGTTCTGCTCAGATAGACGAAGTGCCTATGGTCAGAGCTTCGTTCGATATATTTAATGATGCTGGTACTATCCCTTCTTCGGGCGCTTTTAATTCTTCAAGCGCTGTTTCTTTAGTTAATTCTAATACTATCGATATTGGAATATCAGATTTTGCCACAAACAGAGTATCCTCTTTTAATCTAACAATAAATACTCCAAGATATCCAGTATACTATATAGGCAGTCAAACACCCTTTTCTGTTACAACTGACTACCCAATAGGAGTAGAGTGTGATTTCACTATTTCGCAAGACAGCTATACTCTTCAGAAATTATCTACTTTGAGTTTTGATTTGAAAAATGCAAACAATTTTTATATAAATACTAAAGATTTTAATGGAAATGCTGTTAATTTTAACTTTGCTAATGCATTATCTTATTTTATTGATGTTTCCGAAGACTTCTCTGCTAGTGTAAATTCTGCTGTAGAGGTTGTGGTAAAGTACAAGGGGTTTTTTAAATAAGGAAAAAGGGATGAAATATTTTAATGAGTGTGACGTATTCGTCAATTCGATTTTTGGATCAGGGCTAATCCAAGCTCAGAATGCTTCTGTTAATGTAAATAGAAGTATAGATTCTACTTATACATTTGGAAGAAAAAACACTTCTCAAATGATCAAAACTAAGGCAGACGAAACAACTGTTGATTTCTCTTATTTTTTGTTTTCTGCTGATCCTATTTTTAAGTGTTTCGATTACCTAAAAACAGGAGTTTTTATTAATAGTTTTCCAGAGTCTAGAATTCCTATAGTTTTGAAAATTGCTGGTGTTAGCGGGATGTTCTATCCTTCTAGATTTTCTTTAAATATTGTGCCAAATTCGAAAATTCAAGCTACGGCTTCTTTCTCTAATTACTCTGATATTTCGGGATCTTTGCTTGGCAAGACAACTTCTAATATATTTAGCAGTGGATCTGGATTGGCGCATTCTTGGAATGTTAGAGTTTCTGGCGCTGTATCAAATACAGCTTATAATGTGCTTGGTCTTGATTATTCTCTTTCTGTAAATTGGAATCCAATCTATTCCGTGGGTCAAAGAAGGCCAAGACAGATAGACCTTTCGGCAGGGCAAGAAGATTTTAATTTCACAATTGAGGACTTTAATTCTAATTTTTCTAATTCTGTTGTCGCTACAGCAGAAAATGCAAAAGTTAATATTCGTACTTTCGGAGGCGATTCTATTTTTATTATAGATACGTCTGGAAGTAAAATAGATTCATCTACCATGACAATTAATGTTGATGAATATGCAGAAAGTAAGATATCATTAAAAAGGAGTTTCTAAATGTTTTTTAATTATAAAAATTGTACGTTTAGCTTTAGTGGCGTTGATATCCTCGCCTCTAATGTTAACATGTCTCTTGATTCATCTAACACTCCTGTCTACAATGAAGAATTTAAAAAGAATTCTTATTCTTATGTAGCCGAAGATACAGTAGATACTAGTTTTTCAATTTCTTATTATTTAACAGGTAAAGACTTTGTAAAAGAATACCTATTAGGGGTTAATTCAGAACAAGGAATTTCTGGAAATTTTTGCGGTTTGTATTTCCAAAATGGCTACATTACAAACTATTCTATAAAAGGATCTCCTGATTCTTTGGCTAAAGTTGATGTAGAAGTTAAAGTTTTCGAGCCTCTAAAAGGAGCCTTCTCTGCAACTACTCCTATTAACAGACCAGAATTCACTCCTTTAAATTTCTCAAGTTTTTATTTGTCAGGTAACTTAGATGGAACGCCTTTTGATTCAAATGGTTATAATTTTACTAATTTTAGTTATCAATACCAGAGAGAGGTTCAGAAGTACAATAAAGAGGGTTCCACTACTTTTGATCAAAGCGGCAGGGCGTATTTAGGAAAGAGATCTCAGTCTCTTTCTTTTGAATTAGATAATTTTAATGCGTCTCTTCCTTATTCTGGCGTTCCTTGTACTTTTTCTATTTCTTTACAAACAGGAGCGGTGCCTTTAGATACGCTTTCTTTTGCGGGGATAGTCTCTTCAAAGAGAACTTCTGTAGAGACTCAAGGTTATGCAAGATCAGAGTTTACATTAAAACAAGATTTCTCACATTTTAAACCAGTAATAACCGATTTTACTCCAAGAGTCATTTTGCCCGGAGCGACAGTTACTATCAATGGCAGTAATTTTATTAATGTTAAAAAAATATTTTTTGGTAATACTGAGGCTATTTCTTTTAACCCAGTTTCTACTTCTTTAATTACTGCTGTGGCTCCTATTAGTTTAAAAGGTGCTGCTGCTATTTTAATAGATACAGAAGAGACGAGTTCTTCTTCTATTTTTAATTTCAAAACAAGTGTACTCGTTAACGATATAAGATTATCTTTACAGTTCCAAGGATTATAACATGCCAACTTACAATACAGGTTTGATCAATCAGAGGATGCGCGTGACTGGCGCAGGGCTTTACGCAATAAGCGGATTACAGGTTCCCGGCGCTGGTTTCATTGATTTTTCCTATTATGATTCAACTCCTGAGTATATAGAATTTAATGTCCCAGAA